GGTTTGCTCGATTTCCGAATCACCCACAAATTGACCGAATTTCAGCAATGCGTCACTGCGCGTCACACATGCGTCACTGAAATTTTCCACTGACGCACTACTCGATAACATCGAAATCATCCTCGTCCTGATCGTCGTTGGCGAAGAACACTGAGTTTATCAGCATATGGATTTCCATCCACCCCTCAGTCACCTTTTGATAGCTGATCTGTGCCTTTGCCTTGTGTGGCCAGAAGTTCATCTCCGTTGGCCTGCCATTTACTGTGATTGCGCATTGCAGGTGCCACGGCGCTTTCTCGTAGTTTGGCCAATACAGCGGCGTTTCGCCTCCACATAGGTCGTACAAATGGTCGGCTATGTTTGCGAACATCTGCACGTTGTCATATTGCTCGTAATCGTCATCTCGGTAAAAGCAATCGCTCCAATCTCCCGCCCACTCACGTCGTGTGCTTTTCATTTCCATTAGTTCATCTCCCCAACTCTGCCCGTCGATACGACGCCTTTGCGCTCCCTGCGCTGGCTTGGGCTGTGATAGACAATTTCCTCCAGCAGACCTTCGTCGTTCCACTGGCGCAGGATTGCCTTTGCCTGCCCTGCTGTCTTTGTGTGGTCTATGTCTGAGAACCTGTAGTTTGTGATGACCGAGCCAACCCAGCGTTGCTTGTCCTGCGGCCTGATAGAATACTTCTCGCCGTCCTCTGGGCCTTTGTCGATCAGATCAAGCATGTTGTTGACCACACGGGTCGTCATGCCCTCCCACTGATCGGGTAGCTTGAACTCAACGGCCACGCCAACGTATTCGCCGTTGTCGAGCTTTGTGCTGACCATGCGCCGGTAGATTGCCTTATCCGCTGGCAGAGGTGCGCTGAGATTGGCTTTCCCGTCATCTACCCGGAAGACGCCCGTCGCGCTGGCCTCTGGCACACCGAGCGCCACGGCGTCCTCAAACTTAACTTTGTTGATAACTCTGGCTGCGCGAGCTGCGCCGATCAGTGAGCCTGCGCCGCGCACGCTGTCAATATCAGCGTCCTCTCCGTTGCCTTTGCGCACATGGTGAACCACATGCACGGCACAGCCAGCCTCTCTGGCCAGCTGGCGCAGCATTGCGACCACCTTCTGCACACTCATGTTTGAGTTTTCGTTGACTTCGTGCGTCGAGATGAATGGATCAATTATCACAAGGCCGATGTCGTTGGCTTTTATCTTGTCTCGCATGTGGCTGAGGAAGGCGTCATTGGTCTCAATGCCGTCTCTGGTTTCCGCAGCCAGCGTGATGCCGATTGTGTCTTCCGCATCCATGAATAGTTTGCCAGCTATCTCTGGGTGCGTGACGTTATGTTGCTTCATGGCGGCGGCCAGTCTGATTTGCATTTCGGCCATGTCATCTTCTAGGTTGACGATCCAAACATTTGTTGGCTCATGCACCTTCTCGCCCAGCAGTGGCCGACCAGTGACCACAGCCAGCGCCTCAACCATTGTGAGCGAGGTTTTTCCGATGCCACCCGCTGACGCCGTGACGCTGACAAAGCCGCGAATGTGGTGATGCCCGTAAATCCACCGCCTGCGAGGTAAACTTGCCTCGTCGATAGTTCCGACTGGCGTTGGCCATTCGAGCTTCTGTGCAGGCTCAGGTTGGCTCTCAGGCTCAATCTCTGGGTCAGGTATAGTGTCAAAGTCATCCAGCCCGTCATCTGGCTCAGGTAACTGTTGGTTGACCTCATCAAACTTACTGGGCCGCAGCTCGGCGGCGTAAGTTCGCACGGCGGCTCGCATGTCGTTGTCATGTTCAAAATAGCAGTAAAGATCGAAGGCATCACCCCAGCAAAACTCTGCGCTGGTCTGGCCAATGCCAGCCGCCCGGTCTGAGCCTGACAGGCTGACCCAGTGCGTGCCGAAATCTTTGGTGGCGTGTGAGCCGGATGTCTGCATTGGGGAGCGGTAGCTGTCTGATCGGCCAAGTTTCTCGTAACCGTGGCGCAGCATCATGTCGGCTATTGTATTATTACGGTTGAACTCGGCAACTGGATCAACGTCATCGAAATCTTTTCGCTGTTGCGCACGATTTTGCGCACGCAGCTGGCGCTCGGCGGCGGCGCGTTCAGCTGCGATGGCCTCATTCTTCCGCCTAAAAATCAAGTTTGCCCAGATTTTGCTTTCGGTTGGGATAAGCAAACCCTCACCGCGATTGCGCAGCCCGTGATAAAACTCTGGCTGTCCGAAGTTATCACGTCGAGCTGGCGGCACGTTGGGCAGATAGATCGGCTGACCAGTGCGTGAGAGGGCTGCATCGCAAGTGATGCCCTCCTGCTGCATAAGGTCAAACAGTGCGAGCTGGGCGTCAACGTAGTCCTCACCGCTGATCGGCTCTGACAGCGGGATGAGCGCACGCCACTTGCGGTTGTCTTCTGTTGCCCCGGATGACGAATAGATCAGTGAGGATGCGTTGCCTGTGACACGCTCAACGGCTGATTTGACCTCAGTGAGCGATGGGTCGCCCTCATCAACGTCAATGGCCAGCATCCAATACTCGCCATGCTCGCGCTGTGTCGCGTGATTTCTGCCATCGTGTTCGCGATAAGTTGACGGAATGAAAAATAATGCGTCGGCCTTTTCGGTTGCCTGTGGCTCGCTGACGAGCTTAGCTATTTTGCCGATTGTGATGCCGTCGTACTCTGACCCGGTTTGATTAATGCGAGTGTCGCGCGCACCTGCTGCAAGTAGCAGCTCTTTCTTGCCAACGTCGCTTGTCTTTGTTAGTCTGTGCATGTTCGGACCTTTCTCCATCCAATCGTGGGTTCGCTTTCACTTTAACCCCCGGCAGCGTCCCAACTGCCGGGGGTTTTCTTATACTCAAAACGGAATTTCGTCCTCTAGCTCAGCCTGCGCCGGTGCCGCCTGCTGTGCAGTGGCCGGTCCGAAGTCATCCAGCGAAGCATCAACGCCGCCTGCCATTGTTGTCGGCACTTCATCAAAGTCATCGAGGCCGCCGCCGCCGTACACTGCGTGCGTAACCTGCACGGTGTCGATCAGCAGCGAAATGCCACCATTGCCGTCTGGATCGGTCACGGGATACGCTGTCACCTTGATGCTGCCCTTTGAGCCACCCCAGAAAGCTGTGTCGGCCAACGGCTGTTTCATGCCATCAATGACGCGAGGCTTTTCGTTCTGCTGGCCTTGGCTGTTCGTGCCGTTGCGCTTGGCGCGGAATTCATAGTTGCCGCTGTCAAGTTTCTTCATGCCGAAAATTTTACCGAAAGGCGCTTTCGTTTGGCACGTCTCATAGTGTGCCTTCAATTCGGCGTGCAGCGTTTTAGCGTCATCGGCCTGCATCTCCCAAGCGATAGAGTAAGCCGCGTTTGACGCCGTTGGCGCACACTCCTCGCTCTTCTTTTCCGAAGTATTGTAACGGTAACAGGCGTTGAGCCGTGGATATTTAAATTCCACGTTGCGGATCATTACGGGTTTAAAGTCTGTCTTAGCCATCTGTTTTTCTCCAAGCTATTAAAGTTCGACTGCATCTAAGCGCAGCCATCGTGGCAGATCAATCACATTAGTTTGATCTGACCAACCAGTGTCCCACTTCTGGGCCTCGTTGGCTTTAGCAATCTTGCGCAGGGTCATGTGCATTTCGCCTTTCGCCCAGTCAAGATATTCCTCATGTATTATATTTGTCGAGACTGCAAACGCGCCAGACTTCTCGACGTGAACAAATACAAATTGTGACGCCTCATATCCTGCCTGCTCTAAGCAGTGCATATAGAAGGCTTGCTGAATTGCGTAGTTGTACGCAATCATGTCCTTCGCCACGCCTCTAGGTGAAGCATCCTGACACGTCTTGAGATCGTATAGGACACCTTTGGCATCCCAATAGCTGTCTGGGCGGCACTTTATTTTCAGCCCAGTCTCAGGGTCAGTGGCAAAGAAGCTGGCCTCGTTGACCGTTGTTGGCCCAGCCATGCGTTGACCCGCTGGATGAAACAGTACGCTATCGGAAATATTCCGCGCAAGGTCATAGTCGCCGGCGGTTAGCAAGGTCTGATCGTTTGCTTGCGCTTCTTCATGTGCTTCCGTCCAAGCCTTACCCCGGCGGGTTTCTGGCCCACGGATGATACCCTTGCCATCCTCTAGCACCATTGCGTGTACGGCGGTTCCCATATCAAACACTGGGCTTGGGCTGTATGTCTTCGCCTTCCAATGTGCCAGCGATTTGCTGTGTACCATCTTAACGTCAGATGACGATATGTAGTCCTTTTTGGCGTGATATTCCGTGTTGGATAGTCTGTCGGCTGGGATCATCATTTTGTATCCTCCACTTTAATTACGTCTTTAAACTCGCTGATTGGGATGTGAGTAACTGGCTCAATGTCTTGCCAGTCGTTGCGATCTTTTCTGCCGCCTACCCTAACGCTCCACTCCTCATTGCTCATCTGCACCCAGCCCATGCTATCAGCCCACTGCACCAGCAAGATGCAGTTAATGCCGATGTTGCGATAGCCAGCGGCGGCCACCAGTTTTGACATAGAGATCATGTAAGTTGGATATGCGTGCTTTTTATTTTTACGGCACTTAACCTCAACCAATGCCGTGATGACGCCGTTGCGTGTGAGGGCGAAGTCCATTTTATATTGCAGGGGCAGCTTAATGAAATCAACTTCACCGCCGAAGCTGTCAATAAACTTTTTAACAGCAACAGTCTCGGCGCTGCGGTCGCCTGAGCTTTCATAGGTCGGCCTAGTCATTGCATTGCCTCCCTAGCAATAAAGCAGAAAGTCTCAAAATCGACCTCTGCCGTGTAATCGTGATCACAATCGGTTAACGCAGCCAGCGGGATCACGCATCGCATTGCCTTGCGGTCGTATTTGTAAATCAAGCACGGCATCTTTTGCTCACGCTCGGCAGCGGTTTTAACTTGCTCCCACCATGCAGGCGCACCGCCGATTGGGCCGTCCTTGTAGCGTTTTAGCTCCAACGTAAACGGAAATGCCGGATCGTCTGGGATCAGGTCAGCGTGAGCGCCAGCGCGGTATTGCTCAAGGTCGCGCTTGAAACCTATGCCCAGCTCATCGCGGAGCATGTTGGCAACTTCCCGCTCGAAACTTGCACCCTTATTGCGCCCGTTGACCATCAGTCAGCTCGCGGCTGTTCAGCGTGAATGCCTGCATTGGCCGCCACGGTTAGTGCCGCCGACCTGATAAACGTGGCCAGCGCCATGCCAGTGCGCTCGGCGGCTAACGTCAGCGCCTCATGCTGGGCTTCAGTTAAGACCACTCGACTTTCTTTCTTCATGTCACCCTCCAAGGTTAATTTGATAGGACGTTACATCCTAAAAAAAGTTTATGCAAGTGCATCTTTAGTATTTACATAGGATGATTTGCGGATTAAAGTGATTGTATAAACAGATGGAGACAAACATGACTAAACTTACTCAAGCACAAATATTGAATATTGTAAAAAACAAGCAGATCAGCAAATGCAGCGCTGACCACAAGGCGCAAGTAATGGCGTTTATGTTTGGCGAGGAATATATCGCATCTGACGATAAAGGCGCAAAGCGTAAGTACCGCGTAACTCATGAGGCAAAGTGATGAAACATAAGCTAGAAATCGCCGCCGAAATCACATTCCTCTTGGCTCTGTTTGCAGTGCCATTGTTCATCAGGAGCGCAATGCTATGACTAATATAATTGAATGCCCTGAGTGCGATGGCGAAGGCGAGGTTGAGCGCGATGTTTGGGTTCGCCAAAGCTCAACTTGGCACGGCGACTTTGAGTCCGTCATGGAAGATTGCGACAACTGTGGTGGCGTTGGCCAGATCGAAGCATTGGAGGAAGACGAATGAAAATTGCAGTCTGGTTTTCCTGCGGTGCGGCCAGTGCGGCGGCACTCAAGCTGACCGTTGACAAGTATGGCGCTGACAATGTGTACGCTGTCAACAATCCTGTCATTGAGGAGCATCACGATAACAAGCGTTTTGCTGAAGATGTGGCCAAATGGGTTGGCATTGATATTCAATACGCAGTCAATTCTAAATATCCATTGGCATCTGTGGTTGACGTATTTGACCGCCGCAAGGGCATGGCTTTCCCACACGGCGCACCATGTACTGTTGAGCTTAAAAAGCGCGCTCGCCAAGAGTGGGAGGAAAGCCATCCAGTTGATTGGCATGTCCTTGGCTTTACTGTTGATGAACGCAACAGGCATGACAGGTTTGTTATGACTGAGCGCGACAATGTATTGCCGATCCTGATTGACGCCAACATGACAAAGAATGATTGCGCCGACATGATCCGTGCCGCTGGCATAAAGTTGCCTGAGATTTACGGGCGCGGGTTTCCAAACGCTAACTGCATTGGATGTGTAAAGGCGACCAGCCCGACATATTGGAATTTGGTACGCCGCGAATTTCCAGAAGTCTTTGACCAGCGTGCAGAGCAATCACGCAGGCTTGGAGCAAGGCTTGTGCGCGTAAAGAATGAGCGCATCTTTCTTGATGAACTTGACCCTAAGGCGAAGGGTCGCCCACTGAAAACTATGCCCGACTGTGGCTTATTTTGCGAGGAAGACGAATGAAATACGATCCAGATGCGCTAACCCGCCACGTCCTTGACTGCGCTCAGCAAGGCATGTCACAAATTGAAACCGCAGAATTGCTGCGCGTGTCACCGTCAACAATTGCCCGCATATGTTCGGCAGCAAACATAAAACTTGAAAGGAAAAAACGTGAGTACGGACCAAACTCAGATTATTATAAAAAGGCTAGAGCGGAACAACAGCATAATGCTGACGGAGCAGAAGACGGCGATGCGGCCAAACTTAAAGCAGCGGCTGGAAGAGCAGCAAGCGCTTCTCGATCTGCTAAAGCGCGATATGAAAAAGATGCAGCAGAGCGATTGAGAGCCAAGCTGGAGGGCGTTACCGATAAGCACGAGCGCTTTGAGATCACATACGGCCACTGCCTGTGGGAATTTGAAACGCTCATGTACCGCCAGCGCAAGCGCGATCCACTGCCAACCGGGCCACGCAGGCCCACCACAGTGGCCCCATCTATGCAGCGCGCAGCTGAGGCCAGCAGACAGCACAGCATTGACCAAGGCAATCGCCTGTTTTCTTTGATCCCGTATGACCAGCGCGTGACGGCAGCAGAGGCGGCTGAGCTGCTGGGTGATAGCGTCCCTCGCACGTCAAGCTATCTCAAGAAAATGTGGCAAGCTAACAAGGTTTATCGTGTGCGTGATTTCGTTGAAGTTCCGGGTTACACCAAGCGGCAGTGGCGCTGGGTGTTCAGCAAGCAGCCGATCAAGGCTCTGTCTAATAAGTTTGAGGAGGATGTGTGATGAAATACGGCTCAGTTTGCTCTGGCGTTGAATCCGCCACTGCCGCGTGGCATCCACTTGGATGGGAGCCGCAGTGGTTTAGCGAGATAGAAAAGTTCCCAAGCGCCGTGCTGGCGCATCATTACCCAGATGTCCCTAACCTTGGCGACATGACACAATTTAAGGAGTGGCCCATTGACAGATCAATTGACCTTTTGGTCGGAGGAACCCCCTGCCAAAGTTTTTCAGTCGCAGGACTTCGCAAAGGACTTGATGACCCAAGGGGAAATCTCATGCTCACCTATCTTGCCATTGCTGCACAATATCAGCCCAAGTGGCTGGTTTGGGAGAACGTCCCCGGCGTCCTGTCTAGCCAACGAGGACGGGATTTTGGAACCTTCCTCGGGGCGCTGGGCCAGCTCGGGTATGGGTTCGCCTACAGAGTGCTTGACGCTCAATACTTCGGAGTGGCCCAGCGACGCCGCCGTGTGTTCGTTGTCGGATACCTTGGAGACTGGCGACGTGCCGCAGCGGTTCTATTTGAGCGCGAAAGCCTGTCAGGGCATCCTGCGCCGAGCCGAGAAGCGGGGAAAGAGGCTGCCGACACCCTTACAGTCGGCGCTAATCAATACAGCGGGTTTAACGGGGAGCCAGTAGCTCAATGTCTAACCACACGCACAGGAGGAGGCGCATACGATCCGACAACAGAAACATTGCCCGTGACGGGGTTTGACGCCTACAACAACCAAGTCACTGGAGAGGTGTCAAAGACTATTGATACTGGTCAAGACTACCATCATGTACCCATTGCCTTTGGCGCACAAAACAGCGCCAGCCAAGGCGACAGTGTGTCAACGGAAGTCACTCCAACGCTGGATAAGAGCAAGACGCCTGCGGTGGCATTCCAGCCCACAGCGGATTGCCTGACAGCGGCCTATGCAACTAAATGGAATGGCAACGCGAGCGCCACTAACGGAAGTTTATTTGCGGCTCAATCGTCAGCCGTCCGTCGCCTAACCCCAACTGAATGCGAGCGTTTGCAAGGCTTCCCTGACAACTTCACGCAAATACCGTGGCGCAACAAGCTAGCAGAAGATTGCCCGGATGGGCCACGGTACAAGGCTATGGGCAACTCAATGGCCGTCCCGGTCATGCGCTGGATAGGTGAGAGAATACAAATGGTGGAGAGTTTAGATGATTGACGAAGAGGTAGAACGTAAAATTCACATTGCCGGACTTGTCGGGGCCATCTTTGGCTTCGCAAGCGGCGCTGGCTTGATGGCGCTAGTGGGTATTATATTCTAGTAATCGTGTGGGTGGCCGTTGAAGTGAATGCTGGCACATTTGGTAGCAACGTCACACTAGGCTAAACAACCGCCGTCCCGCGGCAAGTCGATCTTACTTGTGATGATAGCCACCCACTCAAACTTTCTAATCAACCATACACCAACCCACAAGCGATTATTTAAAGCTGTCGAATGTTTTTTGCATTGACTGCTTTTCATCCATAAATTCCTCTGGCGAAATGTATGTTGTCACAGAGGTCAGCTCATCTCCCCGGCGGAAAATCACAGCGCCTAATTCAATGGATACAAACGCAAACACGTCTGACACATCTACGTTCTTTTTCGGCGTGTGGAATGCGTATCTATTGCTGGTCTTGTGCGTCTTGCTTGCCGTCTTCACTTGCAACGTGAGCGTCTGTGTATCCGTCTGTATATACGCATCGTGATCTTTGATTTGGCAGAGCGTGCAGATGTAGCCAGCAAGCGACAGGTAGGCGAGGGCTAAATGCTCTCCGGCCCTACCCACCGCCGCGCTGGCTTTTTGATCTTGCTTGGCCACTTAGCTAACTTGGCTAAACTAAGTAATCAGCCAAGTGTGGATTTTGCGCGTCTGGTTGATGCGATCCTCAAGACCGTGATAGCCGCCGTTCACCCGGCGCGTGATGCGTTTGATAGCGTCATCCGTCACACCCTCGTCGGCAATGGCAAACAACCCATTCTTATTGAAGAACCACAGCGCAGTCTCAAAGGCATATTCGTTAGCCACCAAGTCTGGGTCTGTCATAACCTTCGGCGCGCCCATGTCAGACGCAAACGCCCGATAATTATTCCGCCCGGTGAGCTGCAAGAAGCCTCGCCCAATGTACAGGCTGGCCTGCGCCTCATTCTCGTTCCCCATGCGGCCAGCGTAAACCTTGCCAGCAAGCCCGGTTGGGTTTTTGGCATACGGCTCTGCATCGGCAACAGTTGGGAAGCGTGATGGCCAGACAGCTTGGATGCGCTCTGGCGTGCTGTAATACAGGCTTTCACGGGTGCGCTTGAAGCCGCCACTCTCATGCGATGCCTGCCCCATCAAGTGTGCGCCACGCGCCGGGGATAGGTTGAAGTGTTTTGCGATTGCTCGCGCTGTATTTGGGCCAAACTCGCCATCGGCTGTTGCGCCGATTTTAGCTTGGAGCGTTGCCATTGCCTTGCTCATTTTTTAGCCTTTTTCTTTGCTGTCTTGGCGGCCGCTTTAAATGCACTGGCCGTTGGCGCTCCTTTAGTGCCGGGCTTGCGCATTTTCTCTCCGCTTCCGGCTTTAATGCGCGCACGCTTTTTTGCGATGTTTGAATACAGTCCCATTTCATCAAGTCCTCTTCGATTTAGTGCCGGAGCATTTCCAGCGCTTGCGTGAAAGATTTAGCGGGCTGTTTGGATCAGCCGCAGCCTTGGGAAACTTTTTCTTCTGCGCGGCAGAGCGTGCGCAATACGCATCGCCCTTGGATGTGCCGGGCTTGACCCGTGGGCCGCCGTCTTTCGCCTTGCCCGCTTGACCGTAGCTGACTTTACGCCCGCTTGATGTAACTTTGACGCGGGCTTTGCCCTTCGCTGGTGTAGCTCTACTCATGTGTTTTCTCCAACTTTGAAACAATACGGCCTTACGGCAAAGCCCTTGTCAACCAGTTCAAGCGCCAAGTTCATCGCGTCTGCCTGACACTTAGCTTCGTTGTACCATATATTGTTCGTATTTGCGACGACCACACAGGATTGCGCCTCCAATGTTGAGCATATCAGGAGGGCCGCGAGGAACATGACTATTTGCCGCCCTTCATATCCATGATGCCGTTGTGGTCACGGTTAATATATTTAAAATCGTTCTCGATGAGAGCAACCCTTTGCTTGATTTTGTTGATCTCACCAATGGCCATTGTCATAGATGCCAGCTCATCCCAAATCTCCTCGATCTCATCAAAGGCGTATTCCAGCTCCATCGCGTTGTCTTGGACATCGCGCTTCAAATTGATGTTGTCTTCGATGGCCATGCGAGAGCCTATTTGACCGACAGTCTCTTCTAGGCTGGCAATAGTTGCAGCCTGCTGGCTTA